GTTTCTGCACCGAGTGGAGTAAATTTACCTTTGAAACTAAGGGTGACACCAGGAAGCGTGTTAGCCTCTTCGTCTGGAATAATTTGGTTGCATTGGACATAATTTTCACCATTACCTATTTCAATAGGCCCAGAGGTCGCATATGGAACAGCATCGCCTAAATTAGGTGAGTTACCTAATACAGTTGATTCGTGCTGATACACAAAACCATCGCTATCTGCTGAAGTTGGGAAATCAAAAACACCTTGGTCAACCCAACAACCTCTGTCTAGCTCACCAATAGACCAAACATTTTCACCATAATTCCAAATGACGTATTTGTTTGGTGCGTATTGTGATTCACCACTTGGGAATCCCCACCATATTTCATTGAAGTTAGAGTTGTGTCCACCCCAACAAGCCTTTCTACCTGGTACATTGAGTTGATCGTAAACATAATCATGCACTTCGCATGGTATTTCTCTAACAGTACCATCGTATACAAAGAAAGAATTTTCACCCATCCACGCTAGGAAGTTACCAGTAGAAACAATGGATCTTCTGCTGACTGCTTTACAGTTAGTTCCAGCATCAGCAATACCATAAACAAATGGTGATCCTGCATAGAACATTCTGCTGATACCTGTATCACTAAAAATAATAATGTCATTGCCAAATGATGCTGCCATGATAGCTCTGCCACCTGTAGGGATTTGTAAATCACCTGCGGTGTTAGTAGCTTTAGATGTCCAGTTGGTATTATCTTCTCTGTTTGACCATGATATTTTTCTTGGATCTCCACCCGAACCTATGGCAACTAAATGTCTTTCGTTGGTTACAATAATGGCTTGACATCCTGTGGGTGCGTTAGATACGACTGTGGCTATGGTATCAGGTGATCCACCTGCTGAGTCTGGTCGCCATTGGTAAATCTTACCATCGCCAGAAAAACAGAAGTTTAAATGTTCACCCCAATTGTCAAAAGAAAAATGACCCGTATCTAAAGGCAATCCCGACTGTGAACGAGCATCACCATAATCTTCTACATTATAGTTATATGCACCATAACCTAGTGGATCAGCACTTGCATCATTAACAAAGCCTACGGGTGTTATATCAGTCCAAGTGTTTTTGTATAAAACATAAACCTTTTCTCTTGTACCAACTGCCAGTATAGGCTGACCTAAATTATCGTTATAAGCGTACATCCCAATGGGTGCGCCATCTAGTGCTGTGCTTCTAAGTTTTGTCCAACCACCAATAGGTTTTAAATATCCGTTTTCAAAACGGACTAAATTTCCATCGACCCAACGGCCTTTATTGGCATAATCAGTTCCATTCTTGACTATACCTGCAGGAGGTGTGATTGGAAATAATGCCATTCAATTAAGCAACTAATTGTTTTGTTTCGCTTGTTGGATTTATTTCGTCTGCAATTTTTGCATCAAGGCTATCTTTTAAAGATTGTACCTCTTCTTCACCCATCGCATTTTCGACCCAGCCTTGTACTTGAGCAGCAGTTACGCTGTCAAAATCTGTAAAATCAGAAAGATCTGAGGTGTCTAATGATTGTGTTCCATAAACACTTGCTGTGTAAGGATTACCCTCTGGATCTACTTCAGTATCAGTGGCGTTTAATCGCCAGTGTACCAAATAAATTACATTATTATGTCCGCTTTCTGAGGGGTAGACATCAACCGTTTTTACATCCCATTGATAAGATATGCTCATTTGTTTATTCTCCTAAATATTAAAATAACCTTTGCCATATTTTTCTAAATATTTTATAGCACTTTTAAGCAACTTAACATCGTCTTTAAATTGACCTAATGCTAAATTACATCTTCGGCATAAAATGCCTCTTACATCTTTAGTTTCATGGTCATGGTCAACACATAACCTTTCACCTAAATCATCTTGATGTATTTTACATATCATACAAGATGTGTTTTGTTCTTTTTCTATTTGATTTAACTCCTCAAGAGTCATATCAAAATATCTTTTTAAAGCTATAGCCCTTGTCTTATCAGGATACTTATGCCTGTATCTTTTGGTTATTGCTGCTGCTTTATCTTTATTATTTTTTTCCCAATTTTTGTTATATTCTGCATGACATAATTTGCAAATTGCTCTTGGTTTTTTGTTGCCCTTTTTATCTTTCTCAAAATAATAATCTTCTAAAGATTTTGTTTCATTACACTTTGTGCAAGTTTTCTCTGAAACATTAAGCATTATGCTCCTTTTAATTCTGCTACATCGGCTTGTAGCTGTTCTATTATTTCTTGTTGTTCAATCATTGCTTTAGCAAGTAATGGAACAAGTTTTGATTGGTCAATGCCTTGGTATTTAGGCTCACCTGCTTTTTCGTGATCCGCAGGGTAAACTTCGTCTTTAACACCGCCTACAGATTCTGGTACAACTTCTTGTGTTTCGTGAGCAATAAAGCCATCAATAACAGTGTTTGTTGAGTCTTTAATCCAATTAAATCTTACTGGTTTAAGCTCTTTTAATCTTGGAATAGCATCCCAATCATAAGTTACATTTTCTTTTAATCTGTAATCTGATGAGGTTTGATATTCCACGCTATTAGAAAGAACTCGTATTCTTCCTGAGTCTGTGCCTTGTTGTCTGAAATCTATTACATAAGTAGATTCTGAGGCATTGACATTATTTAATATTAAGGCTTCATTGCTACCAGAAAAATCAAAGACTTGTGTACCTCTACCATCACTGCCAAAAGACCAGCCTACAACTGTTGCATCTGTAACAGTTTTTGTTACAAAAACATTTTCACTTGTATCAATCGTTAATGCATTAGATGTAGCATTATCGTCAATACCAGTTGAAGTAAATCCTGTAATTTTATCGCCAGAGGTAAGAACAATATCAGATCCGCTTGTGCTGTTACCAGCAGTTAAAACTTGACTTAATGCACTTGCACCGCCTGATTGTGAATCAACGTATGCTTTAACGGATTGTTGTGTTGGTATTAAAGTGGCTGAATCTGAAGCCATGTTATCTTCGTCAACCCAACCAGTTATATTGATTGTGCCATCATTCAAGCTGCCGAATGTAAGTGCTGTAATGGTGGTTGCAGCAATTGTTCCGCCTTCTACTTTATCACCACTAATTTGATTGTCAGCTAAAGTTAAAGTTCCAGCAGATACGTCAAGCGTTTTACCAGCACCAACAGTGACGTCTGAGGTTGCAATGGTAGATCCGTCAATCGTTCCGCCATTAATGTCTGCGCTTGTGGCTGTTAAACTTGTAATGGTGATAGCGGCTATAGTGCCACCCTCAACTTTATCGCCTGATATTTGGTTATCAGCAAGTGTTAAAGTACCAGATGAAACATCTAAAGTTTTACCAGATCCAACATTAAGGCCCACGCTTGTTCCTGTGCCATTGGCTGTAAAAATGCCATCCAAGGAATCAAGATCGTTGTTTAACTTATTTCCCCAGGTATCAGTGGATGCACCAACTTCTGGTTTGGTAAGGTTTAAATTAGTTGTAAATGTATCTGCCATAATGTGTTAGTGTTTTTAAGTTTAATTATAAACAATATAATTAACCTTCGTATAATTATTTACTCAAATGTTTAATTAAGCGTTTTCTAGTGCCTCTATTCTTGCTGTTAAATCATCAATTTTTGCATGAGCTTCTTGCAAGGCTTTGGTTAAAAGCGGTACAAGTTTAGACTGATCTATGCCTTGATAAACTGGATTGCCGTCACTGTCGACCTCATCTTTTTCGCCGCCAATAGATTCAGGAACAATATCAGAAACCTCATGTGCTAAGAAACCATCGACTGTACCAACATCAGGATTTGCTATCCAACTAAATCTAGCTGGTTTTAATTGGTTAAGCCTTGTAGTTGCATCCCAATCATATTCAACATTTTCTTTTAATCTATAGTCAGAAGATGTTTGATATTCAGTAGCAGAAGCGGTAACCCTAATTCTACCTACATCAGTATTAGCCTGTCTAAAATCAATAACATAAGTACCAGAGGTTTGATTGTTAATAACTCCAACCTCTTGACCGCCTGAACCCTGATCTACAATAAATGCAAATCTGCCGCTTTCTAACAATGAAGTTCCTGCTGTGGTGTTGGAGCTTGAAGTTTTTCCAACGTGCAAGTTGCCAGAGCTATCAAACCTTCCAACCTCTGTTGTACCCTGTCCAAAAGCAAGAGGTTCTGCGGAGAATGTTCTAAGTGTCCATGTTGGGTTAGTAGCAGAAAGGTCAGAGCATTTAATATTGAAAGCACCTGTTGCTGACCTGAATGTAGCTACATCAACTCCTGAACCAGTTGCACCTCCATATACATGAAGTTTTGTGCTTGGAGCAGTTGTTCCAATACCCACGTTGCCTGAACTGTCTATTCTCATTCGTTCAGTCGTACCATTATTATCAAATATTAAAGCACTTGCTGAATTATCGTGATAAATTCTTGCTACATCACTGCCGCCACTTTGGTATATTAATAATGGGTCTTGATTACCACCTACACCTGTACCACCTGAATTTGCTGATATTCTTAAAAAAGCATTGTCATTGGTTGATTCAATCTTAGTTTCTACATTACTAGAGCCACTAACATGAAGCGGTGAACTAGGCGAACTCGTTCCAATACCCACGTTGCCACCATTTAAAACTGTTAAACGCTCTGTACCATCAGTGTAAAGTCTAATATCTCCAGTACCTGCACCAGCTTGATAAATTAAAAAGTCATCGGTTGCATCATTAGAAATACCAACACTCCAATCAGTAGATGTTGTTGCACTGTTAAAAGCAATTTGTGAACCATTTGCCGTTGAGTTTACTGAAATTACTTCTGCACCAGTACCTTCAACATCTAAAGGTGCACTAGGCGAAGTCGTCCCTATACCTACGTTGCCTGATGAGTCCAGACGCATGCGTTCTGCTGCGCCATTATGCCATTTGTAAGTTTGATTGTTGCTTGTGTCTACAGAAATTTGATAACCATTAGATACACCACTAATAGCAGAGATAAATGTATCTCCACCTGCACCAGATGCCAAAACGCTTCTAAAATCTCCATTAGGAGTTATGGTAGTTGAACTTCCAGCAAAAGCAGACGTTCCACCCACAAGCA